TGATGTTGTAAGATGCGGCACCATTCAGCACAGTTGTTGGTGTGCTGCCTGTCATCAATGATGCATCTATATTTTCAATGTCATGTGGACCAATTGGGATGCGCCAATATTGTGCATCATAATCATTAGCCACATTGTACGGACAGTTCACGAATCCAGAAGATAGCAATGTTCCGGTACCATCTATTCCATCATAGGCATTGATCAGATATTTGTTAGCACTTGTTTTTTTGTTGGCGATGTAATACAACCAAGCAGATTGGTCGATGTTGATGTTGCGGATGCTTGGCGCATCTGTCAGGAATCGCTTGGTTGTTGATGGTCCATCTATTATGAAATCGTTGTAATCAAAGTCAATCCAATCAACCAGATTCCGCACACCATTCCAGACAGATTTCTGCTTGAAGATAGTGCTACCTACAGGTACATACCTGTCAATTGTCGCATCAATGTCTTCTTCGACAATGGTGATGAAATATTCAAAATGACTGTTGATATTCTTCGCGAATGCTTGGTGATTCGCAGCAGGAATGGAAACGTCATGCGTCAACTGTGACTGTGTGATTCTGGACACATCAAACCATGCGTGATTCTCGAATGGCGCACCTTGATAAATTCCAACAGATGGATAGACAACCAATGTTGCAATTGGCTGATCACCCGTGACGTATGGATATTTCAGAATGCTGATTCTGAAACGCAATGTCGGTGTGTATTGCGTTGAACTGATGACGTACCTATTGTCATTGTAGGCCAATGCATATTCAGTTGGTTCCTGGCTTTCGCCATTTGCGTAGACAATTAGTGTTGCCATTATCCTTGTGATTCGATAAACTGTTTCAGTTGCTCCATAGTCAATGCCACATCATCGGCAATTGCTTCTTCAATTTCAGATGGAACTGCTCTGTTGATTGGTTCAATGTATGGACCAATCCAATTCCTTGGCCGCATTCCGTAGTTTGCAAGATTGCGTGAAATGACAAACGCCAATCCACGATGTTTGGACTCAGACCATTGTGCCGTGTCTGAATCACCTTTGAATCCACCTATCTTGTCACGGATGGTTGGAATCTTCAGCCATTCATAGATGTCTTTGTAATTGTCAGCGAATGTGAAGTTGTTTGGTCGCTTGCCTTGTGGCTGTGTTCCTTCATCCAGGTCCAGACCATAGTCTTCCATTGTGATGGCCATGTTGTAGATGTTACCAAACACTTTGACCTTTGGCTGCTTTGGCAAACTGACTGATGTGTTCAATCTACCTGTGGCAACAAGATTGTTGTCCTTTATAGATTTTCCCAAAGCATTGGTGTATGCTTTGCGGAATCCGTTTAATGTGTCTATCAACTTATCGAATGCCACTTTTCAATCTTGATTGCTGTTGTAAACTTTGTTGACGATCATGCGCTTGTTTCTCCCTATAGAAAGTAATGACGTTAAATAGTTCCCTGACCTTAAGATTGAAGAAATGGTTCCATTTGCTCTGGTCATTGTTTGCGAGATTGTTGATAAGGTCGATCCATCCAAATCTACTTTCATACGTTTCAACTTCTTTTCGGCTTCCTTCAGATTCGTCTTGGCCATCATTGCCAAATAAACCTGCATACTGCGAGCGTAGTTCTTGTAACTTTCGAAAAAAAAAGCAGTCAACGGATAGACAACATCCATCTTTGCCTTCTTCATGTCAGCAGCCACGGCATTGTGTTGCTCTGAATTATAGGTGCCATCCTTCCATCCGAACCATGTCTTTTTGCATGGGATGCAAAACAAGGCCAGAATGTCAGCCATGTTGTCCATCACCTTGTCCTGGTCTTTCATCAGATGCATCAAAGTAATGTATTGTCCACCGGTCAGCTTCTCCACATCTGATTCGATTCTATATTTCTTGCGATTGACCATCATGTACTTCTGCAATTTTCCTTCAACTGCTGATGACAGGAATGCCAATGATTTCATCACGTTGGTGTAGGATTTCAATGACAATTCTTTGACTGCTGCTTCTGACCATCCGGACATGATGCTGATGATGGCCACGTTCTTCTCATACTCGTGCAGGTCATCGTGCTTCATCACATTCTGCAATGCCGCAAACTGCTCCACAGTCACTTCTGACCAACTGCTTGGAAGTTCAATTTCGTTCATTCTCTTTTCTTATCTGTTCAATTTTCTTTATTGCCCAATTCACACCTTCATCACCGCCCCATGCTAACCAAGATAAACGGCCACATCCTTCACCAAGTTTCCTTTTGCTGTTCCTTTTGTGTCTGATGAATGCCGCCATCCTTTCGATTGTCTCCACGGAAATTGGTTCACGATTCGCAATTTGCCTTGCTCTGGCCTTTCCTATAGGTCCAGAACATGATCCCCATCCATACTTTTCAGCATAATTCAATGCTGCCTTCGCATTCTCAGAAGCTGCCTGTGGATAGTCATTGTATGCTTCCTGCATCTTCCAAACACGACCAAGTCTTTCAAGGATGTTCATCTGTTGTGTTTCAAGTAAATAGCAAAATGGTCAATTTGTATCTACTGCAAATCGTAGCAGCAGTAGTCTGTCATAGTATGGCATGAATGCTCTGTTGCCTGGATTGCCACGAAGAGTCTTGATGTTGCTGTCAATCATCTGCGGCACATTGGTCACAACTTCGCACTTGCTGATTCTGACCTGCTCTGGAAAGGTCATGGCCTTCAGTTCTCTTTCAAGTCTATCCAATGGAATCATCTTCTTTCTTTTTCATGCACACTTGGCATACCTTTCCACTATTGATGTAGTCCTTACGCCATACATGATTCTTGCAACTCCTTTGCTGAATTGGTATGTGCGCAATATTCGCTGTCATTGGTATTGAAATTATTACCTTATAGCAGACCATGCCTTCTTCTTCTTCTTTCGTCAGTTTATTCATTGACAATTTGGTCAGTTTCGTCATCTTATCACCTGACTGCATAGGTACCGGTTGACATTGATTTGGACATAATGGAATACCTTGCTGCATCAATCGCATGATTTGAATGGTCAACGGGAATGTTCAATGATGCACCTGTCTTGTCTGTCTGCCAGACGTAGCCACGCAGTTCCTTGATCAGATTGGTTGAAGATGATGTCACCATCAATGGCACCTGTTGCATTTGGTTGATGCCGTACATGATGCTGTCCTTTCCTTTTACTGCTCCACGAATCCTGTGGCCATACCTTCGCAGTTCGTCAATGCTTTTTGGTTCTGATGAATCTGCGATGATTTCAACACCCTTGAATCCATCCAGGACATTGCTGATGTCCTTGTTGCTCATTCCTGTCGCATAGTGGATTTCGTGCATCCACAGCTTGCCATCTGCTTGCCGAACTTCCACAATGGCTGTTGCATCATTCGTGTATCCCCAATCCAATCCAATGCATCGCCATCTGTAGTTGTCTGGCAGTTGGTCACATTGGTTCCAATTATCGAACACGACACCTTGCAATGCGCCTATCTTACCAAGGCCATAGACGTTCCACCAATTTTGCCAATAGGCTGAATGCTTTGCTTTTTCTTCCGCTTTCTCAATATCCTTTCGAATCGTGTCTGGCAATGCTTCATTGTCTCTGAATGTCAGAATCAGATGTTCAGAATCGTCTTCTTGCAGCACTTCCGTGTGCGCCCAAAATTCCATAGTCGGGTTGAAGTCTATGAAGATCTCGTCTGATGTTCTGATGGCAAGCTGATAGTAAGATTCAAACGGAATATTGTTGGCTTCGTTCACGTAAAGAATGTTCCTTCTGGCACCACGTAATCGTGCTTCCTGGTCAGCACTAAAAAATTCGATGTAGGAACCATTGGCAAATGTGTAGGTCAACAATGACCTGTTCCATCTGCTGTCATTATATCTGCCTGTGATCTGCATCACTTTCAGAAAGTCCTTCATGGCACCACGTCTCAAATGTGGCACAGATTCGGACACCACGGAAATTTCAAGGCCATCAATTCTGGCTGCTCGGTCAATCAATACAGGAAGAATGCCGAACGTCTTACCTGCTGATGTGCCACCTTGGATGACCTTCTTGCGTTTGGTCAGCTTTCGAATCTTGCGGATGGCAGTTGTGTAGATGAAATCATTCATTCATCATCACCAAACAATGGCTGTTCACGGTGAGTCACTTCGTGCTTTTCGGTCAGATTGTTCAATCGCTGTGTGATGCTTGTGTTGTAGATGCCGGTCATGCCACCTTCAATCTGGTCCTGTCGGATGCTCTTACGTATACGCGAACAGACGGCGGAAAATTCTTCATACGCTCCATTTTTGTTCCCGAAATAATCATCAAGAAAATGGTTCAATCCTTGGTCGGCTACGAAGTTCTCGAATCCTTCCATTGTCAATGGCTTCTGAAGTTCTCGATGCACAGTTATAGCCTTCGGACCAATGAAATCCTTCACAGTTATAGGATGGTCCTTAGT